CCCATAGAAAAGCCCAAAAAAAGATAGGTAAATAGTTATGTATCATTATGGAACGAGCAAGAAGTCTGATAATAAGAACAAAAAAAAGAAGCCAAACGCCCAGAATGGGAGAATGGCTATGCCCAAACGAAAGGGTAGCAAAAAGTAATTATACCCTTACCGATATAAACTGTACCCGATTCTGGTTTTTTATGCTAGGTCGGGTATATTTTTTTAGTTTATACCCATCTCAGGAAAGTCCTCATAGTAGGGCTTTTCTTTTTTGGTGGCGTTAGCGTGCCCATCAAAATATCCTTTTATGTATCCTTCCTTAAATGCCTTAGTGGTTGACTCCTCTGAGGCTTCTATCTTTTGAGTGATCCCGAATAACCACCCTATATAGGTCATACTAGAGACAAAGCATAAAATCGTTACTATTCCCATAATATTAATTTATTTTTTGTATTAGCTCTAAAAACTCTTCCATATTTGACTTCTGACGCTTTATCTCAATAGAAGCCATATAATCACATTCTTTTACTACCCGAGTCGCTCTAAGACGATTCTCGTGCGAAATAGGGCAATCTCTGTTTAAATGGTGATGAACAGTCGTGTGATCCTTGTAATTTAACTGTTCCGCAATAAATTGTTGGGTATAACCGAGATCAGTCAAAGCAAATATAATAATTTGCCTAGCATCCACGATAAACTGCCTTCTATCTTTAGATAATAATAAATCTTTAGTTACGGCACTTTGTTGGCATACCGTATCTATAACGTCTTCGACTATCATTTGTATCCTTATTTTTTAATTGTGATTGATTATCCACAATCTACAGAAGTCGGGAAAGATAGTCAAGCATATTTTTGGCTTGTAGGCGATTGTAGCTTCTTCGACCAGTAAGCCAATCTCTTAGTAGGAGATATTTTTTAGGTAGGTCTTTAGATTGGTAGTATCTGTGTGCGTACCAGTGTGGGTCTGACTGTACCTCACACCAGAACACCATGGCTGATAATTCATCTTCGGAGGGCTTACCGTGCCCTTTTGGTGAGAGAAGCTGATAGATTCGTTCCTTGAACTTGTTTGACCACTCCACGCCCATGTAGACGGCAACGTGCTTTGAGAAGTCCACCATGGAGTAGGGACTACCCTTGATAGCGTCCTTAATCTCTTCAAGACTCATTTTGCCTCTGGCTCAGGCTTCTCTTTTTTAATAGTCTGAATCACACCAATAATGGCTACCATTAATGCAGCGATAGATTCGTATAGATCAGGCTGTATGCTTACACCAATAGCACCAGCTATAGCGGTTACACCTTGATACGTTGAGGGTTCTTTTAGTCGGGATTTTAACCAAGTCCAAGTCATAGTTACGGCTCTTTTGTTAATTAAATATACAGTGAAATCAATAATAGGAACGATACGCTCCCTACTCAATACCTTTTTTCTGCGTATTACCTTAGGCGCTTTGGTTTCTTTAACGGTCTGTAATTTACCTTGAGGCACGCTTCGGTTATCTATGGTAACCGCTTTTACTTTCTTTCGCCCTTGTATTGCCATTTTCCGTCCTCATCTACTTCAAATTCGTGGTATCTATCCCCTTTATGGTCGCAGTGTATAAACTTTTGATCTGGGTAGTAACAGATGCGCTTGTAGTCAGACGCCCTAAGCTCTTCTAGTAACAACTCTATGTTAGCGCACGTATAATCTACCGCACCTAGACCAGTAAACGTGTGTTCGCTAGTTCCGCTCCTACCGTGCGACAATTCCCAATCTTTCGAGCGATACCCACTGTTCTGGGATACTTGTATGGGTTGACCTATCTTGTGCCGTACAGCGTTGATTATGGGCTTGTGGTGTTTCTCTATCTTGTCAACTACGTGAATAGGAACATTGGTCATAACCCTATCCACCAAGAATTCTTTAATGCTAAAATAATCGTAGTACATACGCATTTTGTTAGTTAAATGATAAAATCTAGGTAGTTACCACCAAAATATCAATACCAATAAAAAACCCCACTGATCAGGTGGGGCTACAAGTATGACTTATTAAAACTAATCTCCGCAAGAGATGTACATATAATATAGTAAAAATAAATCAATAAAAAAAGGGGCATTGCTCGCACAAGCCCCCTTCCATATCATAATAACGAGAAACTAACAAATTAATGTTATGTTTCATGGTGTATCAGGATTGTCCTGAAAAAGGATAGAGGCTTTCACACCCACTATCCATGTATTAAGAGACAAATGAAAACTGCTATCAACAAAGTTTTTTATATATCATCATAGCAATCTCATCGTCCTTTGCTCAAAACGGCAATGCCGCTTCGGTAGCTGCTGCAGGAGCATCCTGATCTTCTCTTTCTGCTACGCTTACAGTGCCCTCAGTAAAGACTACTCGACCATTACCGAGCCAAATTTTTTCCTGTCCTGCTTCTCGTTCTTCTTTGGACATACTCATAGCAATACTCGCATTATTGCCGAACCTGGTTTCATCGTTAATGAATACGGTAACGTTGGCATATGTGCCTTTTTTACCAGTTACTAACGCTTCTTTTGGGATTTTTGTTACGTCTATAGACGCATTGATTATTGTCGCCATTTTTCTTTTGATTGTGTTATGATTGAAGTTTAAATATAGATGAGTGAGTGAAGAAAGTCAATAACTAAATTTTTAGCCCTAGATCTTTATGGTGCATCATTTTAATGCGTTCATGTGTAAGCTGTCCTCGCCTACTCTTCACAACCTTAACGAACACACTCTCGTAGGCATGAACATCACCGTCTCGCCAACCCTTCACCTTTAAATTTCCAAGTGCGTCCATCAGAATAAGGGACTCAACCATGTTAGGTCGAAACACTGAGGTCATACAATGAGCCACATTCTTAATCACTTGCGCCCATTGAGCGTCCTTGTACTTAGGTTCTAGTTGCCATCCGGATCGGTTGTATTCGGATATAGTAACTTGGCTAGGTACGATGACCAACACGTTGAGTTCCTTTGCTATCTGCTTTAGTATTTTGGTTACATAATTTATTTCCAGGGTTCTTGAGTCGTATCTACCCTGGGCGTATACTTCTTGTATATAGTCAATGACCACGAAGTCTAGACCGCCCTCAATTTTTGCTAGACGGCACAGACGTTTGATTTCGTCTATGTCATCGGTGGTGTCTACGATGCGCACGTTATCAGCATGAGCAACCGCTTGAATAGCGAGTTGTGTAGCCGTGTTTACGTCATAATCCTCCATTTGAAACCACAGACCCTGATAACCTTGTACGGCTAATTTAGAGGCTAATGACGTTGACCATTGGGTTTTTCCATGCCCGGAATCAGCCAGTATAACGTTTATATCGCCCTTGTGTAAACCAACGTGTTGATACAGTTGATCGTCTATTTTTGGTTCACCCGTTACTAGCTTCTCCTTCTTAGGTTGAGATTGCTCTCTCTCAAAGATTTGTGTCGGAGTAAGCGCGTCTACCGGAGTTGCCTCGTCTAGCTCACCACTTAGCTTGTCTATCTCCATCATTAACTGATCCATCGTAGTGGACGGATTATGAGCGAGTTGGGTAGCCTGGGTTAAAGAATTGGTTAATTTTCGCCTATCAGCGGTGTCTTTCAGGATACGAGAGTACCCCTTGATGTCGTGCTCGGACGTGCGTTGGTGCATCTGCAGTTCAAGTAGATAATCAGCATTATAGTTATCTAATTTAGCTGCTAAGGTATCCTCATTGAACAGGATGCCTTGTGCGTGTTGCTCGCACGCTTCTAAGTAAATGGGATGTAGGTTAGGGAAGTGGGTAGCGTCCGTTACATTGAATATAAGGTCTCTATATTCTCTACTAGCAATGAGCGTACCAACCAGCACTTCCTCTAAGTGCCTTTGGTCAATTTCGCTCATAGAACTTCCTTAGCCTTGACCCTTCCATATGGAGTTAGAGAATAGGTGGATGGGTACTTGTTATCAGAGACCATTACGCCCGATTGTATTAAGCTACATATTGTTGAAAAGGTAGTCCAATACTTATCGTGATTTTCCATCTTCATTAACGGTTCAATTTCCGAATACGTTGCCTTCGTATTGGATTGTAATAAGTTTAGTATGTTCAGTTCATTTATTGTCATCTTTCTTCTCATTTGTTTTTCTTAAATCTCTTTTAGTTACGGTTCCATTTTTGTTGTATGTGTGAGTGACCCAACCTTTACGGTCGTACCACGTCATCGCAAGGATGCGAATATACCTACTAGCAAACTTCTTAGCAAAACGAATGTAGGGTTTTTGTGTGGGTGGTCGGTTCGTCTTGATTTGTACGAGCCAAACGTTGCTCCCATCCATGGCTATAATGTCGAACCCATCAAACCTAAGCTCGTTACACTCACACTCCATGCGCCAACACTTAGTGCATAAACCAGCGAATAGGTCTTTGGATTTTCGGAAACGCCCTCCCAGTTCTACTTCATCCACGATCATTCCTTTGTCGTGAAAGAAGGCTATGGCTTTAGTGACGGTTCTGCGACCTTTTTGTTTGCTCATAAGATAAATAAGCCCCTACCACCACGGAGACGATGATAAGGGCTATTATTAGGGCTGGGATCATTTTCTTTTGAAGTCATCTGACTCGTCTTCAGAAAAGACCCCTTCACTGTAGAATCCGGTTATTTGTAGTACGGCACGAGCCTTAGCTCTTTTCTCAGCGGTCTCTACCGGGTAATGAGGTAGGGCACCACCTGCTTTCTTGGTTTTTACGGGACAGTTGTAGTGGTTAGCCGTGCCATAAGACTCTACGGTGTATACTTCACCGTTAACATCTAATTTTTCGGCAGTAGCCTTAATACAACAGTTTTCTTGACCCTCGGTTAGTTCGGGCACAACCTCGTAGGTTACCGTGATCTTGTCATGCGCCATTATCTTTTCTACCCCGGTTCGGGTGATGATAATAAACCCTTGGTACGGGTGCTTGAAGAAGTCTTTACCGGTTAAGCGGTATCGTTCTGCTAGTAATTTAAGTGTGTTTTGTTCTGTGCTCATAATAATGTTATTTCATTTGCGTTTTCTAGCCCGATCAATTCGGGTGTTGGGTTTTTCTTCCATTCACCGATGCGGTACTTAATTAGGTTTAGTTCCTGCATCGCATTTGTCTGTGTCATCTCGTCTAGAGAATAGACGGCAGTATTATATGGAAACTCTTTTTCTATTGCAACAAAGTAGAAGTTATACAAAGGGATTTCTAGCACGTCACAATAAAAAGCAGCTTGTAGATCATATCTGAACTTATAGAAGTCAGACTTAAAGGATTTGTGCGAAGCATCTCGGCACGACTTCCAATCTATGATGGCTAAGGGCTCCTCTTTCCTCACTAAGAGACGATCAGGTCTGACTCGATACATTAGATCAAACAGATCGGGTTCGGTCGTTAGAAACGAATATTCGTCCCACACCTCATAAGGATCGTATAGGTCGTACACCTTTTTTAGTGCCTCGTTCCTAAGAGAAGAGTTGTACATTTGTTGGATCCGTTCCATGTCCGCCTCGGATATAGACACTTGATTTTCACCTAGTGAACACTCAAAGTCGTTCTTATAGGTCTTGTAATCCTTAGTCATGGTCGGAGCCATAATGTCCGGTCTACGCTCCAGGATTTGTGCTATGATCTCAGCATCTTTAAACACCTTGAAGCGTTTATGGAACGCTTGCCTATCCTCGAAGTACGTGTGCATAGCATCCCCAAACAAAAGAGCCTGACTCGGCTCCAGGGGTTGAAGCGCCTTTGCAATGGAGTGTTTAGCCACGCCCTTCACGAAGCTACTAGAAACGTAGTCGGTTAGAGCGTGGTAATCACTATTGGATAAGGATTCGTATACTTTCATTAGAATCCAAACCGTTCTTGTTCTTCGGTTCTATACGGCTTAATCTCGTACACTTCGTGCGTACTGTTTTGTCGTTCAAGGGTAATGGGTATGCTTTGAGAAACATTCTGATTGCCCGTAGGATTTTTACCGGTCAACTTTTGAATTAATTTTTTGGTAAGATCCTTACCGCACACCTGCAAACCGCCCTTACCCCTAGAGGTTATGGTGAACGTTTCGCCTAATGGTTCAGGTGTACAATACACTTTCGTGTCATTAAACCCAAAAGATAGGGTCTCTGTATCACCAATTTTTTCCTTACCCTTACGATAAAAAACAATACTGTAGGCAACGGATTTTTTACCCGTCTTGCCGAAGTGTATAGAGCCGTCCGAGGATCTAGATGATCCGCCCCCTGATCTAGTTCGTAGTGCATAGTTCCAATTAATAGACATAATATTATAAGTTATTTAAAGTTTCGATTTTTATTATGGGTTGATTAAATGCTTCAAGAGCCAATTCTATATCTTCTACCATATCTTCTAGATCGGTAGCTATTAAGCTGATTGGCACTTTAACATATTTTACAACGAGGTCTTGTTCGTCATAAAATACCTGGTGTATAGAGTACACCGTCTCGTTACCGGATTTCTGTGAAAGTACCCGGTAATTCCAAGTTTGTTCCATGTGTCTTATGGTTAGATTTTTGTTCGTGTTGCTTTGCGCTGTATAAGCACACCTCAAAGGCTCGTATGTACGCCTGAGTATACTTGTCTGGGTTAGGTAACGATCTTAATCCAGACAGAAATGCCTGCATAAATTCTATGTGTTGTCTCATATGTGTATCTCGTTTCTTAATTTAAGTATTGTGA